CTAGCACCAGCTGTATCTAAATATATCCATACACTTGTAGGAACGTATCCTACGAGTCATAAGGAGGTGAGCCCTTATGAACAGAGATGTTCTTCTCTCGCTTTGTGCCCAGAATCCTGAGCTTGAAGCTAGAAGACTAGCCTCTGAAAGCATTCCGGTTGGAACTTTGTCTGGTGAAAGATTACTAGATAAAGATACACCAATCGTTCACATGGTTCCACCATGGAGAATGCGTCTATACCACAAATATGGGGTATAGTTAGATGGTACATGGGTAAAGATACACTTCTTTACCCATGTATTTTATTTTTTTATAAGTAAACTAATTTACAGTTGCATACTATAAACGTGTATGGTAGATACAGCTATTCTGAGTAGCTGTATCTAAATTTACCCATACACTTGTAGACTTATAGTCTACAAGCCATAAGGAGGTGACCCCTATGGCCGGTCGAGGATGCGTAGGTAACTACGCTAATCGTTTAGCAGAAAGATCTACCAATTTAGATTGGCAGATTAGAACTGCTATAGGCTTAGTGTCTGATCGTTATGCAGATATAAATAATGTATCACATCATGACGCTATAGCCGCATTCAGATTCCTCAAATCACAAGGAATCAACCCACCTATAACTGAAAATCACTTATAGTTGGGTATTGATTGATACGGGGAGTATATGGCTTCCCGTATTAATCATTTGTTTATAGTTGTTTTATTTTTTACAAACTTTCGAAGATTACAGGATCTTTGAATCCTACAAACGCTTTAGGATTTCTAGCTTGCATAAAGTCAGCTTTACGTAAGAAGTTCAAAGTAAGATTGAATCCTTCAAAGATATTACGCACTGTAGTATTACCGGTAGAAGCTTGTGTAATATTAGCCATACGTTCAACTTCTAGACCTGTACTATTATTAGCAGTAACTATATTTACACTAGAAGATAAGTACTCATTACTCCATGGACCCATTACTTGGTAACGACTATTAGTGAAGTGTACAGAAATCTTCAAGTTCTTAGATGGATGAGCTACTATCTCTTGTTTAAGAACTTTATTGATACGACTAATATAATTATTAAGTTCTTCTAGACTAGCACGTTTAACCAATGTATTATCAAAGTAATCATTAGCACTATCAGTAGACTTAGCATAGTTATTAACTATAATAGATACAGATTCATCATCTCTGAGTTGGCTATAGTACTTAGTAATGAAGCTAGTAATATAGTTGACATTATTATTCATATCATCAATATTATCCAGATAGATTACATAGTTCTTATGGTTCACATCACTATTTCTATTTACAAATACATTTAGAGGAGACTTACCAATACTAATACTAGTTGGAACAGTCACACTATCATCTAAGAATTGTGTATAGAAGTGGACTACACCGTCAAAGTGAGGTGTAAGTACAACTTGGGATAATAATGGATAACCATTATAACCCTCACGAGATTTATCTGTAGTATTTACAATACGTGGTTTAAGATTCATACCAGCATAAGTTCTTAAATCTGCATACATAGTATCACAACTATGAGTGAAGAAGTCATATACTACACCATTCTTATATAGTTTAGTGCTATAAGCAGACTTCCATTCAGTAGTACCAGATTCACTAGTATATTCCAAGTTAGGTTCGAATAACTCAGGTACTGCTAAGTAAGTATTCTTACCATAACCAGCTACAGGGTCATTACTATTAAGATTAACTCCCTCTTGAGGAACTAGTTCTTGTGTCTTATATGTAGACGTACGTAAGAATGTACCGACACCGATATTAGCAGTATCTTTATAATCTTTACTATCAGTAAATCTCATATGTACATTATCCAAGAACGGTTCAAATGCATTAATTTGGTTTACACCATAGTTTCTAGCAAAACGAATACGACAGAACTGGTATATAGCTTCTCCAGTTACCGATCTAGATTCAAATGCGGAGTCTTCAGCAATTAAACCATTAGTCAAGTTAGCATTAAAGATATACTCACCAGTACGATAAGTAAACTTATTATCACCACTAGTTGGAATAGCTGGAGTAAAGTCTACAGCACGACGTTTATAGTTAAAGTCTGCAATCAAAGCATTACTAGTAACTGCAGTATTAGTACCAGGTACAGTATTAACTGCTACGATATAGTTATTAGGTAAGTATACACTTTGTCTATCTTTATCGTTTACATGGTCACCCTTGGAATAGTATAGAGAGTTGTACTCAAGCATTTGTTTATCAGTGATGGTATTCATAACTACAGCACCATAGATAGGATATTTAATAGCAGGATGCTCTGGTACGAATCTACGGATTTCTAAGTATACATCAGTCTCTATGAGTTTTTCTAATAATGCTGCAGAGATATAGTTATGGTTAGTCTTATCAATCAAAGGAATCTTATACTTATCATCCAATAAGATATAGCACATACGATACATACTATCAGTACCTAGATAGTTATTACGACGACCAGCAATCTTATAGTAACCAACTGGATTGCCTTGAAGTTTAAACAGCATAGGTCTGTCGATTGTATCGTTTATAGTCTTCTTGATAGTAAGATTGAGAATATCAATATCAGATAGACTACGTACATCGGCATCTCTGAGTTCTCTAGAGCAGATGATGGTTATAATATCATTAGGTTTGAATAATTCAGTAAGAAGATCTTTCTTATCAAACCATACAGAACCACCAGTGATTTCAGCAATATCTGGAGTACTTGTATCATTAGTAGAACGTTGTCTTGTATTTTTAGTCTGGTTAGCTTGAGATACAAAGTTAATAGTACCACTACCATCGTCAATTGGCATAGCAATACCAGTATCATCCAAGTCATCGAATGAAGTAATAAACAAGTTAACTTTATTACCACTACCATTCCATGCTGGTTTACTTAGGTTCATTAGCTCCTCTGCAGAGATATTAAGAGTATCTTGCATATAGTCTACGTTAGCAATATATACTTGGACATTCTTATTATCCATACTAAGATTAGCTAATTTACCCATAACTTTAGTGAATGATTCTTTATATGTACCATCTTTAAAGTCTTGACGACGGAATACATATTTAAATGCCGGCGGAGTCAATGAAATTCTATCTGTAGTGGCTACTGTAGTCATACCATTCATAGCATTTACATAGTCATCTACGTTTAAGATATAACCCCAAAGCATATTATCAACCATAGTGCTACGTCTATACATATAGACTCTACCACTAGTGTGATATAATGCTTGGAATGATTTCATATTACCAATACCATACAAATCATATGGAATAGCATTACAGTTGTTACTTGTGCTTTCGATAGCACACTTAATAACTGGAGAACCCAATTCCAAGTTAAGATTGATATCTGTAGCACCACGACCAATAGTTGCAACCACATGAGATGCATTCAATAATGGTGTAGTGAAATCAGAATAGTATCTAGCGGTAATACTAGCAGTCTTATTAACTGTATCTATTTGACATTGTGGGTTTATATCATTCTTATAGAAGAATTCATTGTTATTAGCAGTAGGATTGCATGGGTTAAGTTTCTTATGAGCATATAATACATTACCCTTGAAGTATTTATACTTAGGAGAATAATCTGCTCTATTACAACCAACTAGGAATACAGTGTCTTCGGTGATCTTATCACGTTTATAAGAGCTTTGGTAGTCTATTTCAAATACATCAATAGTTACGTTAGCGTCGCTATATAAGACTTTATAAGTCATAGGTATTTTAGCTGTATCACCTAGGCTAGTATGATAAGCCAATAGATCACTAGTTCTAATATACTGTCTAGAGCCATCAACCATAGGAATGATTCTATCATTATAGTAGATACCGACAATCGCATGACCATTAGCTTTAGCTTGGATAGTATCGGCTGTAATTACCATCTTATATTGGTTATTATTAGTGAATACTGTATTAGCACCCATCTTAGTAATATCATATAGATTGAATAAGTTATCAGTATCAGAGAACTTAGTTCGTTTATTGATAACCATTTCATTAGTTTTAAGAAGCTCATCAAACGTTACATTGATTTTGACTTTATCGAAAGCCTTAGTCATTGTATATTCGCCTGAAGTCCATGTAGTATTACCTGTAGTTACATTGATAGTTTGATCGTCGACACCAAATGTAAATGTACCATTAACTGCATAGTTTCCTATAGCTAATTCTAGTTTATATTTACCGTGTGGAGGAACTAAGATATTACCATCACCATCTATAGAAATACGTGTTGTAACGTTGCCTTCGGTGGTAATCAGTGTAGGTGTACAGAAACTTAATAATTTAGTGCCTGGTACATATAAGGACCACTTATTGTCCCCTGTATCTGATGCATTAGTGACGTCTGTATTAATAATTAGACCACTTTGTGGAATAATACGATATGTAATAATACCACTAGGTGTACTATCAGTATTAGTCTTAGTAATATTATAGACTTCGTCTTTGATAGTAATAGTAGCACTATAGTTACGATAACGTAATTCAGTATCTTTAAAGACAGCAATAATAGACTTACCATGTAAACCAGCTAATCTATCAGAACGATTAATCTCTGTCCATGTTTCTTGAGGATCAGCAATATCGTTAGCTAGATAGTAATGGACCCCATCTAATGGTGGACCATTGAAAGACACAGTATATAGAGAGTTCTCATCTAATATTCTAGAAGAATCTAAGTCATATAAGAAATAGTGATTAGGTCTAGCTGTTAAGCAATCTTGAACCATACCAAAATCATTAAGATCTTTGATATTAGGGAATAATACGTCTGTATTATTAGCTCTTAGACGCTCTAGCATAATATATCTATCATCAGCAATAGAAGCTGGTAGATATTTGATCAATAAGGCTTCTTCTTTAGTGATACGCTCTCTAGTATATAAAGCATATTCACCAGCATCAAATAAAGAGTCTCTTAAAGTCTCATAAGGGACTTTATTATCAGCAATAAGACGAATGATAGCCTTATATTTGTATTTCTTAAGATTAGCAGCTAAGTTATTAACTATAGTAGCACATTCTGTAGCTGTTTTATTACGAGCTAAGATATTGATGGTCTTATATGCAGAGAAGTCATTATCAACTTGATATACGTTTCTACCATTATAGATAATACCAGAAGTAAACTTAACTAATGGTGCATCATTAACAGCATTATCCATAGCTTTATAGATTTCAGCAAAGTGAGGTAATAACCATTCACTATACTTATCAACTTTAGAGCTATTGGCTTTTACTGAATGCACATATTCTAAGTCTAGGTTATCCATATGCATACGGTATAAGAAACCATACTGTGAGTTGTTAATATATCTTAAAGGATCAATAATAGAGCCATTGGTCTTAATATTGATACTTGTAGTGAAGTCATATAAGCTAGGTAGACAGAATAGAGCTAAATCACCAGATACGGTTCTAAATAAACCATCATTAGGTTTAGATGGAATACATAACTCAAAGTCTTTAGTTACATTAAGATTATTATCTTTATCTGCAAAGATAAGTAGCTTACTAATATTAGAAGTGGTCTTATCTTTAGAGTCAGTCCAGTTCTTACCAAACTTATCAACGAAAGTCAATCGTTCCCCAGAGATATTAAAGTTACCATGCATATCGGATGTACCAGCATAGCCATGAGGAATAGCATATAGTCTATTCTTAACAAAAGAAGACTTAGTTAAGCAATATCTATATGGGTCATTGGTAGATGTATTCACTCTAGGGAAGTCTTTATATCTAGTATGACTAGCAGTATTAGATGGGACTTCGATTTCAATACCATCTAATATTCTAGATCCACGAGAGAAGTAAACACGATAAGATGATTGTATTGTAGCATAGTTTACATCTAAACCAGTGGTATTAGTTTTCATAATACCAAGCAAAGTTTCAGTGGTAATATAGTTCTTATCTCTATCTAAGAATGGAATAACTCTATCACCATATTTAAGCATAGCAAATGTATTACCAGAGAATTCTCTAGTAGCAATAACAGATTTAGCTAAGCGTATAGTATATGAAGTATCTCTAACTAAAGAGTTTACTTCAGCACCACCTTTTTGTTTTTCTATTTTAAACTGGGTGAATAAACAAGGGTACCAATTATCGGTACCCCGTTTAACAAGATTGATGGTTTTCTTTGTAGGGTCTGGTTTCTCTTCTTTAACGAATTCACCAGCATAGATTTCTAAACCCTTAGAAGTCCATTCACCAACGTATTTATTACCAATAGTGAATTGACCATTGTCTACTGGAACAGTAGAACCATCTCTATATCTAGATAATAATGGTACAGTCTTACCATTAATCTTAATAGTGTCACCACCATCAACCCCTTCTCTAAAGATGAGGTTGATGTGATCTCCAAGTTTAAACTTAGGGTACTTTTTCTTAAATACTATTACAAATTTTCCCATAGTTTATCCTTTCTTATAGTACAGAGACTGTAACGATACTAGGAGTACTAGAATCGTATAAAAGACCCTGTTTCTTTTTAGTGTAATAATTTATTAGGTTTCTTACTGCAGGATATACTTCATAAACATCACTAACCCCAGCATGAGCAAATATAGCATATGGTTCTACTGTATATTTTGCAAAATCAGCATAATCAGCCACATTACCGACATAATATTTGATATCACTATCGTTATTAGAACCGGCTGTTATTTTTGTATCACGTTTAAGTACACATAAAGACCCACCTGCTGGGAATTGTGGAAATGAGATAGTATCACATAACTTACCACCATTCACCAGCGGATTATCTACTGGAGTTATAACCCTAAATAAGCTATTAGGTGTGAGGTCGTACAAGTTATTACTTCGTGAAGTTTTTAAGCTTGTATCAGTGTATCTAATATCTACATGAGGCCATGCGTCAGAGTAACTGGTCTCATCTCTAGACAAAATAACTGTATTATTGACCTTACCCATGATGTAATTATCTGTAGTCACCCAATTTAATGTACTATATTTATAGAATCCGTTACGGTGGGAATATACATTGCTTAAGTCACCTAATACCATAAGATAACCAAAGTCTACCGTATCGCTCTTCATAACTTGTTTAAATCTGAGTTTAACGGATTTTCCTAATAATGTCTCATACGAAACGTAGTTAAAGTTGACGTCGACTACTGGATAGAAGAATCTATCAAAAACGCCACCTACTGTATTGTATGAGTCACTTACAAATGTAACAGGTTTTACCATAACGGTTGGCATTCTTGTAGCAAAATTATATTGATCGTTTAATGTGAGAGTGATAATATCTCCATCTTTTAACCCTCTAAGTTTAGGTAGACAAGGTATACCTTTAGCGTAATCGTTAGGGTTCAATAATACATTATATGTCTTATCGTTAGATGGAATGATATCTTCACTAGTTTTAGTATTAGGAGTAGTATCATCATTAATGAAGTTATAACGACTATCGAAGAATTCAATCTTATGCTTAGCATCTACAGTATAGACTTTCTTAAGCTCTTTGTATTTGGCTTCGAAGTTAGTAAAGTCATCTAAACCAATTAGAATAACTTCTACTGGTACTGTATTAGATTCATTCAGTACTTTATCATAGTTTACATTACCAGATAACTTAGTACGAAGAATATCTAATGTATTACCCTTAACAAGAAGTTTCTTTTCCTGCATATGCTCAGGCCAAGTACTATCATAAGGTAGTACAGTGATATGGTCTGTAGCAGGATTAGACTTAAGAATCTTAAGATTCTTAAATAACTCTGTAGCATATGTGCCATTAGTTCTGCTACGTCCACCATCTACAAGATTAATCTTTAGATGTGTAGTACAAGTAGAATTGATATCTCTTAGGATATTGATTACAGACTCATCTGGTGTATCATTACAGTAGATAGTTATACCATCCATAGAATTGATATCATATCTATCAGAAGAGATATACTTATAAGTAGAAGTGTCATGTAATTTGTCCTCAGTAGGTTCAATAAGTTCAGTATTATTAACCAAGTGGTTATAGATATTAATGAGAGAGTTTAAATCTGGTAATAACCAGTAGTTCTCATTTACCCCGACAGCAGAGTCTTCATCACTTACTAAGTTTACATTATCAAACTTAGCAACTTTATAAGTCTTAGCTACACGTGCAATATTAATATCAGTAACTGAATTGTCTTTAGGGCTAACTATAACACCGTCTTTAGAATTATACAACCCTAATACGTGAATCTTAGATCCATTAGTATGGGCTACATCACTATACGCATTATTCTTATCAGTGGATGTATCTGTGACGATATGGATACTAGTTGGCATCTTACGATCACAGAATCCAGATAATGTATATACAGTATCGTTCTCTGTAGGGTTAACTGAACCGTGCCCTAAATAGTCATGTGTGATAGTATCGGTAATATTACCAGTAATAGCTGTGCCATAAGTCAAGCTTTCTTTCCCAGCTAAGTTCTTAGCGTAGTTAAATGTAAGCTTAGTACTAGCAGATGGCTCTTTAGCTGTAGCAGTATTACATACGAATGCTGCTACAGTGAAATTATCACACTTAACGTATTCAGTATACTCAACTGTGATATTATTAGTATCATTAGCATATGTCATTGCTTCGATAACGTCATTAATAGTCAAGTAATTACGGTTAGCATCCACTATAGGAACTACACGTCTAACGTTATTATTTCTTACATCATCAAATACAATAGCAGCTATCTTCTTCTTAGCACTATCATCAATATTATTTAATGAATCAGCAGTAAAAGAGATAGTGTATGTACTATTAGGATTGACAATGTTATCATCAGGTTTCATATATGGTTTAAGATAGATATATTGATAGATAGATGGATAATCAGTCAATGAATTTCTATATAACCACATACTACGTTTTACTGATGGATCTATATTACCATCAGTATCAGATGGGAAATCTGTTGCATAGATGATAATCTTATTACCTTTAAACTGACCTACTACAGTTTGCCCTGCAGTAATTTCCCCTACATCTAAGAATCTCAAAATAGAGTTCTTATAAGCGACGTATATAGGGTAGTCATGATTATTGATAGCAGCAGTATCACCACCGCTGCTATCATTATTAAAAGTAATTTTAATATAATCATCATAACGCAACTTACAATTCCCTTCTTTGAAAGTTATTGTATGTCTTGCCATATTAGTTCACCTTAGGACATTATTTTTTCTTGAATTAGATAACGTATAAACTCACCATAAGTTTCTGGGTAAGCAAATGTGATAGTGGTTTGTCCCCCGGAATTAATAACAAAGAACCCTGTAACAGTTCTCAAGAACTTACCAAATACATTATCAGCATTAAATAAATCTAATAACTTAATATAGTCTTTAGTCGGTGTATCAGTTAATAGTTTACATTTTTGTAGCGTTAACGGATACCCACTATTTAAATATACAATAGAGTTCTTAAATGCTAAAGCTACATATGGAAGAAACGCTAAGTATAAATCTTCTTTAGTTAGGATAGTATTTGGTAATTTATCATAATACACAACTGGATCCTGAACTCTCATACTCATATACGGAGACCCATTATAATATTTTAGTGGATTTGGTAGCGGTATATGTTTATTACTCATATTACTATCAGGGATAATATCTAATTCGGCACCATCAACATAAACATTTGCAGTATTGCGTAAGGCTTCATTGTATACAAAGAGTTGTTGGCTATTAATAGACTTATACGTCAATTCAATATACTCTTTATTGTTAAATAACTGTAGCATCTGTTTAGCTGTTATATTTACAAAGTTTTTATCAACTATAGGCATACCGTTTACAGATATATACGCATTGTTATATATTAAACCAGTAGCTTTATTATAATACAAATTATCTGTAAATATGAAGTTATTATCAGATTTATTGTATAATTTAAACTTGTTACCATTAGAAAACTTATTTCTTACAAAAATGCCATTTCTGCTATTGAGTATATTAAAGTTTGCACATTGTGTAGCATTTTTAATTCGCTCTAATCTATCTCCAGATGCGGTATTAATATTATATTGTATACTAAATGAACGTGAGTTACAGAATAAACTGTTTTCATAAGTTAAGTTATCTTCGCCAGAATATTCAATAAATGGACTATCTGGTACATCTACATAGTTACCATCATGAACAGTTTCATCACCAGGATTGACTGTAGCGTTACCATCATGAATACGTGGATGACTATTAATAGTAAACCGTAGTTTAAATTGTTTATTAGTCTTATCGAAGATGAATGGCATAATATCCCCAGCTGCAATAGCATCGACAATTTGCTCACCAGTCTTATCACAGATATTATAGATAGCTTGACCAAACTCAGTATAAGAGTCACCAATAGCACCATCAATGAATCGGATATTCAAAGATTCACCATGTTTAAGATCTGTTAAAGAATCCATATCACCTGGTGGAATCAAACGTAATTTCTTATTATCTGTAGCACTATCACGTACAGCACTAAAGATCTTACTAGAGAACTCAGGGTTAACTGTCGGTTCATCTGGTGCAGTATCATTAGCATTCAAGTTATAAGAGTTTACACCACGAGTACGTACAATACGTCTAGATACAAATTCCATAACTTGTCCAGTTTCCATAGTGAAGTCAATAAGCTGAATAGACTTAGCATTTTCATCAATACGATAATGAACGTCTTTAACTAACTTAAGACCTTCGAGATATACTTCCATATAGTCTACACCTGGTAGATATGAAGCATCACTAAAGGAGATTACACTAATATTATCAGATGGCGCTGTATATACTTTATTATAAGTATCCATACGATATGGCATACCATTAGTAATATAGAAGCGACCATTTACCGCATCATACTGTAAGAATAACTCATCATTCTGAGCGATATCGCCAGCTTCGAGTTTACTTGCTACAGATTTGTATACTGGAACAGTACGACCATTAACTACGATATCACCATTAGCTGGCATATTAGCACGGAAACGTACAGCAATAATATTACCATCAGCTAAAGTATAACCATCAGGCAATTCAAGAGCTAATGCAGATGTGCTATCAGCAATAGGTTTAGCTATAGCACGAGAGATGATATTCTTTTCATCACATAATGCAACTAGTAAGTCAAATAGAGTCTTAACAGATGCACTTGTAGCAACAGAGCTAGAGCTATTCAAGAATGGAGAGTTACTTACATTAGCCATTCTATCAGTTGGAATAGAACCACGGTTAATAAGAGAACCGTCAATATTATTAATCATACCAGCTACAGTAGGAGCTTTAGTATTGTAGATGAATGTGAAGTTAATAGAACGATTCATATCAACTGGCTCATTAAATACAATATCATTACCATCAATACTGTAACGGTTAGGGTAGATATAGTTAGTACCAATATGAACTAAGAATGCATTAGGCATATCAAAGTAGTTATCAAATGGTACTGGAATAGGAAAACGTTTCTTAGTTTCAGTAACTAAGTGTGTACGGAAAGATGTAGCGATTACACCCATTTGTTTTAACTTAGCTTCAACAGTCTCACCAGATTCTAAGTAAGTATTATTAGCTGTAGTCAATGGTGCAATACGTTTACCATCTTTCATGATAGTAGCTTTAGTGATATCTGTAATAGGACCTACATACTTGCTAGCCTCTTCTACAGATAAGAGTTGTTGCCAACCATCATTTTGAGTATAAGCATAGAACGTACGAGCATCACGTACACAGTAGATACGTGCTTCAAGAACTGTATTATTATTTACAATCTGAGTACGTTCATTATCGTTATTAAGCATAACGATAAAGTCTGTCAATAGACGCATATCATCAGAAGCATCATAGAAGACTTCTCGAGTATCGGTACAATAAATAGTTGTACCAGCAGAACGGGTAACCTCGTGGAGGTTATTCCGTAGGCTTTCTGTATATTTTAAAGCTCCCATTTATATACCTCCTGGAAGTTAAACTGTGCCTTGATCGGCAATACCCATTTCATATTCATAGTTATAGAACCAGCTGATACCAGAATCATAGGAAGTTAACTTAATATGAATCTTCTTATTAGTAGCTGGGATATATACATATAGATTATTATTGTCTGGTTTAGTGAACTTAAGAATCTTTCTTGTAGTTGCACTAGAGTTAGTGAAGTCAATAAATACGTCAATCCATAATGTAGTATCACGAGTACCACTACGTTGAATCTTGAATTCTACATTAGAGTCTTGGCTATCAAAGCTATGAATAGTGTAAGGGTAAATCTTATTAGCTTCTGGATCACCAGATGGAAGATGTACTTTCTCACCAGGCATAGCAATATTCTTAGCTGTAGTCTTAGCACGTTCCAATGCAGTAACACGTGGAGCTAAGTCTTCTGCTAACATCAAACCACTAACTTGAGCTTTAAGTGTATTAACTGTATTAGTCAATACAGAGTTTTGAGATTCTAAGTTAGTAATATTAGAAGTGAAGTTAGGTACAGCTTCCAATGTAGAAATACGATTATCATAGTCTGCTTTAAACTTAGCAATGTTTAAACCCTCTAGTGTATTTAAACGACCAGAGATAGCGGATACTTCAGATGTAGTACGATTAGTATTACCTTCAATAGCTGCAAGTTTAGATTCAGTAGTAGACTTCAATGTTTCAAAAGAACTACTGATAGTATTAACTTTAGTATTCAACTCAGTAACCTTAGGTTCTAAGTCTGGTTTACCTAATAAAGTTTGTACTTTAACTTGAAGATCAGTAATCTTAGTAAGAGCAGAAGCTTGTCCTTCGATTGTAGTAATACGACGATCTAAAGCTGCAAACTTAGGTGCAGTATCTTCTTTAGATTCTAATACAGTTAAGCGATTATTCATAGTTTCTGTATCAGATTTAAGACCAGAGATATCAGTCTTCATAGGATCGATTTCAGCAGTCTTAAGAATCTTAGTATCCAATACATCTAAACGATTGCTATTAGAATCAGCTAAAGTTTTTAATGCTGGTAATGTAGAATATAGATCAGCAGTCAACTGAATATCCGAGATTTGTTTGCGTAAACGTTTAAACTCTTCAGCATCAGGTGGAGCTAAAGTCTCTAATCTAGTAACACGTCTAACTACATCTTCGTCAATACGTGGTACCCATTTGATTACATTATTATCTTTAACTGGGTAAGTATTATTACCAGCCACTTTAAAGTTAGCAATACCAACTTCAGTATTTTGTACAACAATAGAATTATTATCGAATCTTAGAGTTGGAGATAAGTAATGAGCTTCATCATTCTCTTTCAACGTAATATTATTCTTATAGATTCTATTGATTGCCTTAGTTAGATTAATCTCACCGACACCTTCAATATTGACAATGAAGTTATCGGCAACAGAACCAGAGTTAGTAAACTCATTGATAATATTAGCAGTGATATCAAAGATAACTGATTTGTCATCTGCAGATACTACATAAAGCTTACCTTTTTTATAGTCAACCAAAAGCTCTTTCTTCTGAGCTATAAACCTGGAGTCATAATCTAAGGCTATAACGGGTGCTCTACCACTGTTGTATCTAGTAGTATTAGGCATATCGTAACCTCCTTTAAAAAAGTTGTCAAATTATATAAATGTTAAAGCACACCAAAAATTGAGGTAGGAGCTTAAAGGCCCCTACCTCGATATTTTTAGTATTTAAGTTCCCACCAAGTATTTTCTTTATATACTTTAGCTTCAGTATTATCATGTGTAAATACAGTTTGTACTTCTTCAATATTAGTATATTCTTCGGCAGATGCTTCAGGTTTATTACCAATAAATGTAGGAGTATTAAAGGAGTTTAGTTTATCCTCGTCAGATACTACAGTGAGTTGTCTATTACGTAAATCATCTAATACTAATTCATTATTAGTAGCATAGTCTAAGTCTGGATGAACCATAACTTCACGACTAGCATTGAATGTATCCATGATATACAAGTTAGACTCTCTAGCCGGTACTAAGTTATCATAAGTGATACTTAAAGCACCATTAGATGTAGCACCTTTACCGACAACAACCATGAACTTATCACCAGGTTCTACACGCATATCTGTATATTCAGATACACCATTAACACCACGAGATACAGATACAACTACACCCTCATCAGTAAGTCTAGTGAATGTTTTAGAGTATTCATCATTTTCCATTTGGGCTGGTGAGTAGTTGGCTAATGTATCTTGGTCGAATGTATTATATGGTGCTTCAGTATAAGTACCGCTACCGAACTTAGTAAAGTCAGATTGCTTAGTCAATTCTTGACCAGCACTTACAGTATTCTTAGCGGAAGTACCATAACGACCTGTAGAAGCATTATAGTATCTATAGATATCAGTACGCTCAACAGTAGCACTATCAGGCAATACTGGTACACTGAATTTATTAATACCATAGCCTACGATTTGGATAGCAGCCATCTTAGATACTTGAGTTGTAGTATCTCTTAATGATTGTACTGTATCGAAACCACTACATAATGCGACTGTCATATTAGTTACACCTTCTGGAACTTCGAAGATAGACTCACCTTCACCCCATGTGAATACGTTATCATAGGAGATTGTTTTATCTTCACCAGATGGAATTTCTTCATACGTATTTGTATTAGGATCAAGACGTTTAGGGAACCAACCAGCATTAGCAAAGGACTTAAAGTCTACTATATACTTAGGTAATTTACCATCATTCTTATCGAAACCAATACATACGAAACCATTCTTAGGTGCAGTTACTTTATAGCGAATCTTAGGCATAGTCTTAATAGTTTGAATTACTAAGTTACCAGCTAAGATACCAGTATCTGTAGATAAACCATATGTACCCTCTGTAGGGTTAAGACCGATAGCCCAGCCTTTTTGTGGAACTCCACTATTAGATCTAGGTTGACTAATAGAGAAGATACATTTGATTAGTTTATTGAACTCATCAGCTTTATCTAAAGGAATCAAGTAAGATGCTTCACCAACTTTAGCATTAGATAATGGGTTAGTAGTTCTATTGCTAAATGGGCTAACCTTACTAGAACCAGAGATGGATTGAATGCTTAACTTAGTGATACCATCAGGTACTATAAAGCTATAGCTACCTGGAGATACGAATCTATGAGTAATTTCTTTAACTTCATTGATTTGTTTATTCTTCAATGTAGCTGTATCGTAAGTGTAAATGAATGGTAAGCCTTTGTTTACGCCACTAGCAATGTAGTGTTCACGAATGATATGGTTAACGATAGCTTCTTGACTGATATTAGGAACTTTATGCCCTTCGATATCAGACACTTTAGTATAGATATCCCACATCTTATCTACATCTTCTAGATCTACGGAGTTAATGATAGTATCATAATCAGATCTGATATTCTTATAAGGTTCTAAGTCAGCAATTCTAGGTGTATAGTCTAAAACTACAGCATTGAATCTTGTTTGAGGATCTTCAGTAAGTCTAATAATATTATTAGCAGGAGTTACAATAGTATCAGCAGATACTTTCTTACCATTTACATATAAGAAGAATAGCTTAGAGTTCATATTATGTCTAACGTTCTTCTTATCTAGGTAGATATATCCATACTCAGTAAGTTTAGGATGTTGAACTTCTTCGGATGTATAAGACTTATTAGTATTATTAGCTACGTATAAGTACATGAAGACTACATTCTTACCCTTAGTTAGAGCATCATCAAAATCAACTAAAGATAATCTACGTTTCTTCTCATCAATAGTATATCTAGATTCATCTAGGTATACATTATCAATGAATACTAAGCACTTATTACCTTGCTCGAAGTAGTTATCAAATGGTAATACAATATCAAAGTCCATTTGGTTTTCCATTGTAGACTTAGTAATGCTAATATCTTTTTCGACTACAGCATACTTAGAATCAATCAATGTAAATAAGACTTCTCTACCTGCAACGGTTTTGATATTATCATTGATAAGTTTGATATATCCTGTAGCATTATTGATGGTATAGTTAGATGCATCAATAAATGTACTACCAATAGTAACGAAGAAGTTATGATCATATAATAGAGTTTCTTCGAATGGAATCTTAATATCTCTTTGACCATCAGTAGTGATAGTTGTAGATTTACTTGTAAAGATACCATACTTAGAAGTATCTACCATATCACCAATAGTACCGGTTACATCATCGATTGGTTGACAGTATACAAAGATAAAGTCAATTTCACGACCATAAGGAATCTTATCATCATCACTCAAGAATCGTAAGTCATCACCATCGATTACATAACGACGTTTATCTACAAGAGTATCACCAATAACTAAGAAGAACTTATTATCTCTCTTATTATAGTCATGGAAGACTTCAGGTAACTTGAAGACTTGTTGATCTTCTTTAGTAGCTCGAATAGTGATAGTATGGTTCTTTACACTAACCTTATTACCAATCATGAAATTGAATACTAACTCTTGACCAATGTCTAAACCATATGGTGAAGTCAATGTCATAGTATTATTATCAGCATCAATGATATAGTCATCTGTATCTAAGAAGATACCATTACGGATAACAAAGAACTCATTACCATCTTTGAAGTAATCAGCATAAGGTACTGGTACAGTAAACTTAGTTTGATTATCTATATTAGCAGTTACACGTACAGCACTAGCATCTAGAGTATACTTATTTGTAGGGTATACGAATACGAATACCATAGCAGTATTAGGATCTAGATGTAAGTCATTAGTACGGAATCTAATAGTACGACCACCATCTTCAATAGTATATCGAGATGGGTTTACATATAAGCCTCTATAGGATACGAAGAAGAAACCATTATAACCCTCATATGGATAAGGGATATCATAGTAGATATCATCTACAGATTCAGCATAAGTGAATCTAGCATCTACAGTTAAGATATCTTCTTCCTTGACACCACCGAAAGTATCAGTGTCAAGAGACTTATTAAAGATGAATACGAATGTCAATTCACGACCTAATGGTAAATAGTCACTAGGGTCTTTCATGATAATCTTATCACCAATTACATCATATCTAGATTGCTCTAAGATTACACTACCACGCATTACAAAGAAGCTATTCTTATCGTTCAAGAAGCTCTTTGTAGGGAATGGGATACTAAAGATAGGTTGATTATCAATAGTAGCTTTTACATGAGTAACTTGAGCTGTATTATTAGTACCGATGTCTACGTAGTTCAAAGCATCTGGAACATAGAAGATTTCCACTCTATCACCAGGGTCTGCCATAATACGTGTATGGATTACAGGTCTAACTACAGAGTTATCTGGTTCTTCGAATAAGAAACGATACATGTCTTTAGTTAGCATACGTCCATTATGGAATACTAAGTATCTATCTGGGTCTTTACAAGTTACAAAGTCCTTAGTTAGATAGAACGTACAACGTTTATAGTCTACTGGTGGATAGTACGCATATCTAAATTGACGTTTAGAAGCCATATAGATATCTTTACCATACCAGTTAGCATCAGTAAAGCTAATAGTCTTAGCTTCTTTATCAATAGTAAATGGAGCATCATATAAAGAGTCTTTAGTAAACTCAAGACAGTCATAGTAGATATGGTTGTCTGTATAGTTAGAGAATACAATCAAATCATCATAAGGGATTGTAGTGTTCTCGATATTGTCAGTATTAGATACTTGGACTTTAAGGAAGTTATTATTAACTCTAGAGAATCTTACAATCTCGAAAGTATCATATTCTTGGATAGCATCATACTCTTCTTGAGTTAATTGCAATTGGAATTCACTGCCAATGTATTTGATACGGTTATATAATTCCCATAGCTCGCCATTATGATGAATCATTACGAATGTCTCAGTACGGTCATGTAAACCACGTGGCATTCTAAAGATCAAGTCGCTACCAATATAGGATTTGAATTGATCTCCTGTATACGTATCACTATAGATATTAGATAGTCTTTCATATAGCTCATCGAAGAACGCACCGTTATAACGAGAGATATATCTGATACCGTGTAAGAAGTTATCATTATACTCAGTATCGTTACGATATTCATAGTCGAAATCTTTTTGCATTGTATGTAAGTCTAAACCCTTGATGGTATTATCTACTAATGCAGATTTCATAATATCATCATTAGGCGGTCTAACGATATTGGATTGGTTATCATTAACTACAGTTCTGTAGAAGTATTTCATAACCAAGTCTTTATCTATTGGAGCGCCATTGTTGATGGATACTAGGTTAAGATTCTTAACTTCAGGTTTAATCTTAGTATCTAGTTTACCCTCGGTGAAACAGATGAAGTTGACGTCTGTAGACTTATGGCGTTTATCTACTAAGATATCTAAGTTCTCAATAGATGCACCAGCTAAGTTAGACCATTGTTTGGAGATAAGATTAATACGCTCTGTGTTTACAGAGATTACATTAGCACCATAGTCTAACAATAAACCATTATCACCAAATCTGAATATAGAAGTATTACCATAAGGGATACTACGTTTTTCAGAATAGTCTACGTTGAATGGGATATTGATGATTTGTACATCTTCGATATGTACAGGGTCAATACCCACTTTATTATTAATATAGAGATATGTATATCGTTGATCTCTAACTAGTGTAATATCAGACCATCTGATAAATAAACCATTGACGAAAACCAATGAAGGATTAACTAACCCTTCACTGACTGCGTCTTTCAAGTTCTTAGCATACACTAGTTTCTTTTTAGATGGTCTATCAATAGTGAATCGGAAACCGTTAACTTTAAGTACGTATTTCTCTTTACCGAATACATACTTACGTTGACCGTTCTCCAAATAGTATTGAGATACAGACCAAGAGATATCTAATAACTCAGGAATCATACCAGCTTGAATAGATTCAATATTCTTTACAGTATAATTCCTGAGTAGATCTACATGCTCTACAATATTAATCTCATTGTGATTATGTCGCATGTATTATCCTCCGACTAGATTACTTTTTTCAAAATATCATTACAGTATGCTACCATTGCATTACCAGCCACTTTTTCAATAGTGGATTGGTTATTTAAGAAGCAACCAACGTATGCATCAGTAAGCATAGCACTGAATGCTGGGAAGTATTCTAATGCAAACATAGTTCCTGGTGTATAGAGTTTAATCCATGTGGCCAAGAATGGTTGTAATTCCAATTCTTTAAGTTTAAGAATTTCATTACAAGTTTTCATGAAGAAGTCAATATTAGCAAAGGACTCTACTTCAAGATAAGCTACAAGAAGTTCTTTCTCACGTTCAGTGATATTAGCAATCTTCTTAGCCATGTTTACATTGTTGCTGAACTTACCTTTCTTGTATACTGTATTAAGGAAGTATAAAGAAGATAAGAATAAGCAACGGTTACGTAGACCATTTACATTATTGATCTTGAATAGATAGTTTACGATATTAGTGAATAGATTAGCGAATGCATGTGCTGCATCTTCGATAGTACTATTACTATTAATCTTATCTAAATGATAAGCATGGATAGTAGCTGCATAGATAAGATTAGCAATCAATACGCTGATATTGTGGCAAACATATTTACCATTATCATCTAATTCAATAAGACCATACACATCAATGTAAATAGCATACTTATTACGATCACCTTTAAGATCTCTAGCCATGAATACTTTCATCATTCTAGGCATAGGTTTCTTACCGATAACTAATTTAAGTCCTTTGAAGTTTAAGAACTCAACTAAGTTACTAGATAACTTTTGTTGCTTACGAACTTCATAAGCGATATCTTCGAATTCTTTAGAAGATATATCAATCACTTTACCAGCATTGATAAATTCAATCATTTCTTTTTCGAATTCTTGTTTATGCTGCTGGAAAAGGAAAGTAGTATTCAATGTTTTAATTTCTTGTGCCATGAATAGTAGCTCCTCCGTTGAAAAATTAAGAGATTTTACTAATATGTTTCCCTAGGCTATTTGTATCGAGCCAGGGTTTATATGCCCCTATGCCACAGTGTGACATAAAGGCATATAAGAATTGGTAGTATATATTTATTATAGGAGAAATAAACGCATTGAACTAAACAGTACATTAGTCGTAGCATTTACTAATAAGTTATAGTTGTAAAAGTTTAATTTAACTGTATAGTCAACTATATATTATAGAGATGGAGGTGTTATAATGCTAGTAGATTTATCTTTAGACCACGTATCACGTGTATCTAATTATTCAAAAGAAAGTGAGGCTAAAAGAGTAACAGAAATACTTGGCTATATTGGTGAAGAATCTCTGATGTACTGGGCTAATGGCTTAGGCTTTAAAGGCATAAGCTATAAGAAAGAGTTATCAAGATACGCTACCATTGGCACTAAAGTCCACTCTGAGATAGAGAGATTCCTATCTGGAGATAGAGACTTAAATACTATTAATCCTGATGATTATACTCAAGCTGGGTTCTATGCTTTCATATCTTGGTATGATGAGCAAGTAACTAAGCTAGGTAAGAATATCGAAATCTTAGGATTAGAGCAATCCTTTGAGGGTAAATACTTCAGAGGAACTATTGACTGTATCATGAGAATAGATGGTAAGTTATACTTAGTAGACTTCAAGACATCTAGCCATATAGGTTATAAGTACTTTATGCAATTAGCTGCTTATGAATATCTGTGGTCTAAAGCTGGTAATGAACCAGTATTTGGATTCATGGTTATTCAGCTAAACAGAGATAATCCATCTAAGTATGCAACCTATACGTTAGACTCTATTGATGGTGATAATGTATATCTTTATAATCTTCTCCAAGATACGTTCTTTAAGTTAACGCAAGTTGCGTTTAATGTAGACGAATTGAAGGGAGTTTACAAATAATGGCAAGCAACAACACATTCCTATTAGACCTATTAATCAAACGTGTTGATTTAGAAGATCTTTTTGAGGAAAATACTAATATCTTTAAATCACCAATCATTTGGTGGAAATTAAGAAGTACTGATACACAAATTAAACGTTTCTGTAGAGATGCTTTGATGATGGATGTATTAGATAACGTAGCTGAAGTATGTAAGATTACTGGCAACGTGACTAAGTTGTATAATAATATGAATATAGCTATTGAGCTTAAAGATACTAAACTATCCATTACTAGAAGATATGTAGGTAGAAAAGTATTTGGCTCTATTACTACAACTAAAGTGGAATATAATACTAAGAATGCTGATAGTATTAGATATATTATTGCACGTGAGGGTATTGATTCCCCTGTCGGAACTGATGCAGAACCATTAGAGACTATTAAGTTAGATTCTATTGGATCTGCTGAAATTAGTTATGCTCATGATGATGACGATGATTTCACTAATAACGGGATTCGTAGCATCATTATCGATCTATGTAATAAACTAGTAGACCCTGATAAAGTTTGGTAAGGATTTAAAAAATGGAAGACAACTACGAGCATTATAACCAACTCCTTGTGCTACTTACGTCTTTAGAATTAGCTAGAACTGAGTTTAGTAAATTACCTTGGTATAAGAAGCTATTTCATAAACGTAAGTTTCTTAAAGAGACCGAATCTATTATAACCAATATCTATAATAGTGTAGATTTTCTATATAATAAGCCTTATGTATCTGCAGCTCTTATACTATATCTAGAATATACTTATCTTAAACCGTTAAAGTATTCTGGTATAGTAAGAAGACCTAGACGTAATGGGACTATATATGAAATCTGTACAGTAACCAGAGTACGATCTGAATCTGCTATGGAGATAGCAGCTGTAAGTTACGTACCACCAAATCTAGAAAAGAATGTAAGTATAATCTTCGGACCACTTACATACTTCTCTAAGAACTTAACTATTGGTGAAATATCATACACAGTAAGAACCGTTACTGATGTATGGTCTAAAGATGTAGAATACTTCACATCAGATCTAAAAGAGTTTGAAGATACTTTAAAAATCAAACGTAAATTAGGTGATCGTGAAGAATTCATTCTAGGTGCAATTAATCATGTACTTAGAGATACGGTATCTATTATGGTAGACAAAGGATTAACAGGAGAGCCTGTTACATTTTAGAATTACGAGGTAATAAAAATGGAAAACAAGAAGCGTATTACAGAAGAAGATCTTTTTAAAGATTTAGATTTAGACATGGCTGATTTATTTACAGTTAATGATGTCTTTAAAGAATTGACATCAACACGATATGGTTTCTATCATGTAGCAACCATACTAAGTGCTGGTATTCATGGTCTATTAACCACATCATACATTATTAAAGAACTAGAAGCATTCACTTTGGATTCTTATCGCAATATGAAATACCATTTCGAAGATGATGATGGTAATTTCGGTGCAGCTATGGCAGTAAATGCTAAGACAGGTGAAGAAGTAGACTTTGCATTAGGATTTCTTAATGTAGATGACTATGATATTAAAGAGTTCTTGCTTAAAGAAGACCTAGAAGAGTATCTTGAACGTAAAGAGTCTACTGGTTGTTCTTTAGGCGAAGCTATTGGTGCTGATGTGCTATTAATAAACATTCGTTTTGCGCATAAACGTATTGTAGCTATGTTTGATAGCCGTAATGAACGTCTAATCTTATTAGGTGAGAAAGAGAACCATGAGCTAGACTTATTAAATCCTAAAGATGAACATAAGCTATACTATGCTATCATGTCATCTATTCTATCTATCTTTGTTTATATGGATATGGAAGATTCTAAGTACAGAGTCTACGATAAAGATATTGCATTTAAACGTCTTGATGAACTTATCGCTACATGTGATGATGATGAAGTAAAAGCACTATTTGGTAAGTTCTTCTTAGAAGAAGTTACTAGAAAAGATAGTGCATCTAACTATGCACAAGTATTAATGGCTTTACGTGAAGCTGCTATGGAAGGTAGTAACACACCTGAGTTCCCAGACCCAGCAGATAAGGATAAACTAAACTAACTTACTGGTAATCTTGTATTTATTAATGGAGGTAAGTATGGAAGAACGAGAACTATTATATCCTGTAACTGAGGATATTAAACAGTTAGCATTAGATATCTTGAATAAGATGAAATATACTCAGCTATATGAGGCTAATGCATATTCCTTTGAAACACCTTATGGTGTATTTAATGCTACAGCACAAGAAGATGATGGATACTTATACGTACGTACTTCATGTGAAAGTATTGACTATGTAGTATCTTGGTATAGTGCTGAACGTGAACGTTACACTCAAAAAGACTTAGAGATCTTATTCATTGCTATGGGTAAGATTTATGCGAAAGGCTTTTAATCATGGATATAGAAAGATTTCTAACAGACTCCGAAGAACTAATCAAAAGTCTATATAAGACTACATCAGATTTAGATGTATTGATTACTAAAGGAGAACCTAAAGCTATAGTTAATGGAGAACCTGTATATGATGATAATACAGAGTTTTTCTATAGTATCAATGGTAGTACTAAGGGCTTTGCTGATTTATACCATTTAGTATCAATCACTGATCCTAGTGAGCTCGTTTTCTATATGATTAGAAACCAACATTTGTCCGATCGCTTCTTAGATTTTGATATGAATGATAAATTTAAAGTACGTATCTATGCTGATACTATCTTAGATAGAATGACTATCAATTTCACAGATAAGCAAGGACAAGTTCAAACAATGATATTCAATAACAAGTATCCAGTGGAGCTGTTTAACGAAGCTTATAAGCAATTATTCTGCTCTGCTATTACTTGTGCATTGTTAATCTATTATGCTAACCAATATATCGAGGTGACTAATGACGGATTACAATAAGCTACTTATCAAAGCAGCAAATCAAATTACTTCTGTCACTACAAAATCTTCTAATGAGATTGCTAACTCTTTTGAACGTTTCATTAATGAGAACGTACCAGAAGAGCTTATCTTTGAATCACCAAAGATTTGTATGGCATATATTGATAGACTAAATCTAAAGAACCATGAGACATATCAAGCATTCAGAAACTCTGTGTGCTATAAAGATGTCTTATCTGCTATCAATGGGATTCATATCCCTATTGATGTAAAGACTATCGTAGCATATGAAGTCGACTATATATTACGTAATCCTTATGTATATAGAGATGACCAAGATATAGTCGATTACATTGTACGATATCTAGAAACTATTAATATGGAACTTGATGAATATCTTAAGTTCATCAGATTCCTAATTATAGCCAAAGGTTTCTTTAGAGTCAAACTAGATGTAATGGGTATTGAGCCAGCTACTGATATGGATCAATTACCATTATATACAGCATTAGGTATCTTAGTATCTGATTCAGCATTACATGAAAGATTCTTATTCAATAACCCAATGGAAATGAAACAAGCTTTCGATGAAGTTATTGAATTGGGTATAGCTGGTCAATACATCATAGATACTATAATCAAGGAGATGAACAAATATGACCAACGATAATAAAGATCTTTGTATCAAAGTATTGGAGATCATGTTTGATTATGTCTCCGATTATACACATAAGGTTCCAGGTATGGATGAGAAAGATGAGAATGGAAACAATGCTCATCTTTTAGATATCATGAAATACCACAATGTGGAACTGTAGTATGCTTTTAAAGAAAGGATATCTATATGGCAAAGAAAAGATATTCTAATGTAAAAGTATCAGACAACTTAAAAGCTATCTCTGGTGCTAACGAATATGGAAATCTCATACTTCATAAGAAGTATGGGATTATCCCATATATTAAGTTTACAAGATACTTAAGTAAGCTAAGAAAACATTCACCATCTTATAAAGAACTTAAAGACATGGCTACATTCATCAGAGTAGCTAAGTTAATCTTCTTCTATACACCAGGCGATAAACTTGATCGTTCTGATATGGGTTTATCAGAGTATAGATTAGATGCACACTTCAAAGATGATGATGTAATCATTTCTTACTTCCCTAAACCTCATATTAAGATTACTATCACTTTATCATATCTTGAAGATATCAATATCAGAATCTACAACTATGATGAAGAGAAAGAGCAGACCAATGTATCATTCTCTGATGGTAATGCTAGTATAGAGTGTTTGGAAGATGAGCAAATGTTTATTAATATCATTCGCCCACTAATGGATGGTTTCTGTACTATCTTAGAATACTATTACAACACAAAGACGGAATAGGGCCACTGGCTCTATTCCTGTTATTTTTTGTCTAAATAGGCATTTATGAAGAGTCTTTCACGTAGAAAAATATTACACACACAACGTACTAGTACAAGACAAAATTAAGCTTAGTACGAGGTGGTGAGAACCAATGAAAGACAGTAATTTATTTATAGAAGCACATATATCCGATATACATTTTGGTGTAATAAACCCAGAGATAACTTATAAGATTCTTAGTGAGCAATTCACTAATGTAATAGCAAATATAGACGATTTAGATTTGGTATCCATAAACGGAGACTTATTCCATCATAAGTTTATGGGTAATTCAGATGCTATATTCTATGCATTGAAATTTGTAGATGAACTAGTAGCAGTATGTCGTAATAAGGGATGTACTTTGTTTATCTTACATGGTACACCATCTCATGATGCTAATCAAACTAAGCTATTTTATCAATATATGAACGATAATACCGTAGACGTTAGAGTTATAGAGACTATACGGTTTGAATATGTAAATGGCAAGAAGATTCTCTGTATTCCTGAGATACCTGGACTAGGTAAAGAATATTATGAGAATATATTATATACTGAGACATACGATTCTGTATGTGCACACGGAACTATCCGTGGAGCTATTTATGGGAGAAATGCAGAAGATTTAGATGCACCATCCCCAGTATTTAGTATGAATAACTTTATTTTATCTAATGGACCAGTAATTGCTGGTCATGTTCATGTACCAGGTTGCTATGAAAGAGACTGGTACTATTGTGGTTCACCAATTCGATGGAATTTTGGTGAAGAACAGCCTAAGGGCTTCATAATTTTAGTCCATAATACTTATACAAGACAGTATTATGTGAAATACATGCACATTAAGTCATTTAGATATGATACCATCAATATTGATGATATGATAGCTAGTGACCCAGTAACCATTTACAACTATTTGATGGATCTTAAAGCTCAGGGTATTGATAATATCCGTATTGAGCTTACAGCAGACCATCCAAATATTAATATACTTAGAGACAAGTTTAGAAATGACGGCTCGATTAAATTCAAATGTGATTTCAAGAATGATATCATAAGACAACAAGCCAACGAAGTCTCAGAAAAATTTAAAGAGTATGACTATATTACTGATAAGAATCTATCAGAGTATGAGATACTCACTAGATATATCAATAATAATAAAGGTTATACTTTTATAACTACAGACCAATTGATCGATTTGTTAAAAGAGTAAAGTGAGGTAGGATTAATGGCTAGAGGTAATGAATTGAATAATAAATTCATGATTGAATGGCCTAATCTAGTTATATACGTTAGGTATGTATTCCAAACGCTATACAGACAAGACAATCGAGAAATCTTAGCTACGTTGTTAAAGCTTATGAATAAGATGGATCCTGAAAAGGTTTATGATATCAAGACTCAAGAAAAGCATATTCACGTATTTAAGTTTCTCAAGGCATTATTAGAAAGAAGAATTAATGGTAATAAAGATAAAGATCTTCTCATCGAAGTGTGTTCCGAGGGTCTAATCAAGAAGCACTTACCATTGAATCAAATAGATAACCCATTGAATAGTAGTGACTTTGCAGTTATAGAGCAACGTATCTATTCTGACTATGAAAACTATTCAGTTATCACATACATGGCACAAGCCCATGATAAATTCATTGAGTTGACTACAGCTGGTAGCCAACTAGAACGTGAAGCAGTATTAAAAGATATGCGTTTTAGATTACGTGATATTGGTACGACTTTACGTCAAACTGCTAATACAGCAACAGGGTCTGAGACATTCTCATTAACAGATTCTGATGTATTCATTAGAACTATGAGCAATGTATATGACCGCTTACATAACCCATCTACTAAGCTTAAGACTGGTATGCAAGCATTCAATAATATTATCTCTGGTGGTTTCGAGAATGGACGTATCTATCTATTATTCGGTCTACCAGGTGAGGGTAAATCAATGACAATGCTTAACTTAGCATTGCAATTGAAGAAATTCAATAGGGATTATAAACCTAAAGATCCTAACAAAAGACCATGTATCGTTTATCTTACAATGGAAAACTCTCTTGAAGAAACCATTGAACGTGCTCATGGTATCTTAGTTGCTAGAGACTTCGATAAAAAGTTATCATTAGAAGAATTGACTAACCAATTTAAACAAAATGGTTTTGCTGTAACTGATGATGACCCTATTGATATCGTTATTAAATATATCCCAGCCAATACTGTAGATACAGACTATGTATATGCATTGTATGATGAACTAGCGGATAGTAATAAAGAAGTCATCTGTATGGTACAAGACTATATCAAACGTATTAAATGTAGAGACTTCGAAGTATTGGGTAAAGACCCATACATGGCATTAGGTTCTGTAGTCGATGAGTTTAAACAATTCGCTATAGACAAAGATATTCCAGTGATAACTGCATCGCAGTTGAACCGTGAAGCAGCTAAAGCTATCGATGAGGGACGTAAGATTAGTCGTAATAACTTGGTAGAATGTGTCGGTCGTAATAATATCGGTGAGTCTATCAAGATTCTAGAAAATATCGATAGTGGTATTATCATTATTCCTGAGAGAGATGCTGCTGATAATCCTTATATGGGCTTCTCTCTTATTAAGAGTCGTTATGGTACTAATGCACCTAAGAGATTCTATCATCCATTCAATCCAGAGAAACCAGTAGAGTTAATCTGTGATGAGGGATGTACAAATCCAGTACATAGATTGACTATGACTGACTTATCACTAGCCGCTCAAAATGCTGATTCTGTAAGAACTACTAAACCAGATGAAGTTAAGAGTGCTGAAAGTGAATTACGTTCTACTGACCCTAAGATTCCTGTTAAAGAAGAACCAACTGAGGAGCCTAAAGAGTTAGATAAAGAACAAGCTAGATTAGAACGTCAAAAGAAAAAGATGACACCAGAGTATTCTGGTACATTGCCTAGTGGAACTAAAGCTATTGCTCGAGGAGTTAATCCATTTGCTATAGCTAAACTAGAAATGACAGTTGACAAGTTCAATCAAGATAAGATTAATGGATTCAAGAAGTCTGAGTATACTGATCGTTCATTAGATATGATTAAGTATAACTTAGAGATTCCTGTAAATGCTGTAGAGACTATGCTTTGTCCATATATCCCACCAGAAGAATTTGATGAGGTGGTATATGTACGTAAGGGTAGAGCTAATGAGGCTTTAGATAAGGCTCAAGCTAAAGAATATTTGAATCTTATTAAGAAATGGGCTCCACGTCAAGGTGAGTTTAAATCTCCATCCATGTTTGTGGCGTTACCAAATCAAAGTCTATTATCTGTAGGGTACTTTGCTGAGCAACACGGTATGAAAGATAAAATCAAACCAATGTTTAGAAGTGCAGACCCAATCCCTATGTTTATAGAAGAACCTGTTTATGTGGCAGAATAAAACACAGAAGAGTACAGTGTACTCTTCCGTGGTTGATATTATTTGATTCCATGTGAATAGTTATAAGAATCTATATACTGCTTATTAGAAGAATACACATACTCAAGTAGTTTGAGTAGTTCTTTCTTAGGAATTAAGTATATAGATTGTTTATTAAAGTCTTTGATACTATATAGACCATTGATAGCTAAGATAATGTAATGGAATTCACCATTACCATATACATCATTAGCTAAGAGCTTTGGTTTATACTTGTATTTACGAAACTCTTCTGCAGTTAAGTTAATCTTGTATGCTTCTTTCTTGAAATCATCAAGATAATCTGTAGTAATCAAGTTTCTGAATGGGATTTCTAATGATCCCAATGTAGATGACTTCATATAGTATGAGTAGGCATGAAAGTCTGAGTTATTTACAGGCTTCATGGTAATAAATTCTTGAATACTACTTATCTCTGTAAGCATCGTAATCCCTCCCTATAACAATTGGTTTGGTGATATCACCACTAGGAAAACCGATTATAAATCTAGTCCCAGGTGGGATATACTTATATGGATATTGTCTAGCAACTTCTTTAGGCATTTCCACTAATATATTAGACCCAACCTGAATCTTGCCACCTTTGATAGGTTCTTTATTGACAAGATTTGATGGTTGTACGTTTATAGTTTGCTTTGTGTTAGACTTAAGATTCATAGGATTCAATGAAGGCAAATAGAAAGTTTGAAATCCTGGCTTATATTTATCACAAGGCGATGTTAATATACCGATTTCGGTGTGTTGGAAGTCGGTATTAGTGTTATATTCGTTCATGTCGTAAATCCTCCTGATTACAATACTGTTTCAGAGGTAGAAAGGTACTCTTATGGGAAGCATGTTTGTTAGTGTTCAAAAGTTTCCAACTTATACGAGACAAGAATTTGAGAAAGATGTATTCTATACTTGTGGTTTAGTATACAATCCAGCTAAGTCTCTACAGATTATGTTTGAAACTGATGTAGGACAGTTAATTCCTGTATTTATCAAAGGTAGACCATTATGTTTTGAGCAAGATGCTCAGGCATTGACTCTACAAAATCCAGTTATCTATGATCCATTGAATAATGTGGCTATTATGAAGACATTATTCGATATGTATCTAGATTTGGTCCAAGAATCTCCTACGGTGGTTACTTATGCTAAAGTCAACCCTAAGAAGAGAGATATTAAGGGTCAAGTACAAATTGTAATGGATAATGGTGTAACTTATTCATCTGGCATCTATTACAATGACAGTCTTAAGTATATGGACTGTATAAATTATTTATGCGGATATGATACTTCCAATTTGAAAGAAATAGACTTTACTCAATCTGAAATGGAAGCTATTAAAGAACGCAGTAGAGCTAAGAGAGGCCAATAAAAATGAAACAAATTCTAGAGACTCAAGAGAAGTTAAATAAATATATTATGTATGCAGTATTTACTGGATTAGCAATTATTACTGCTATAACTATAGCTGGTGCAGTATTTGGTGTGCTCAGAAGCCATGATGGTGGTAGAACTGCACAAATCAGACCTATATTGGAAGAGCATATCCCTCCTGTTGGTGGACAAGTAGCAGTAACTTATGATTATCCAACAAGCGATGCTATTAATAATATGATTGCTCAAGGATATACTGTAGAGACTATTATTTATGATAATTTTAAAGACCAAGCTATTGTAGTATACAAACGGGTGAAGTAAAATGAAAAAATTTGTGTTTTTAGTGATGATTATGATTTCTCTAGTTTCAGTTACAGGTTGTACTACAAGTTTAAGTTCAACTCATGATAGAGCTGTTGATCTTAATGAAAAAGCATTAAAAGATTTAACTCCGGCTATAAATGATACTGTTGTAGTTTCTTATGAAAGTGATGCTGAAGTAAACCAAGGTATAGCTGATATGAAAGATCGTGGTTTTAAAATTAAAGGTGTTACTGTACGTAGCACTAGCTATGATGGAAGAACTGTAGTTGTTTATACACGGGTACAATAATATGAGAACTTTAATGATTATATTTCTCTCAGTGATTGCTTTATTTGTTGCAAGCTGTGGTATAGATACTAGACCTACTGCTGAGAAAGCACCTGAGGTGGCTGTTATGATTAATGATAAGTCATTAGAAAAGGCTACACCAGATATTGGTGGTATTAAGCTAGTCAAATATAGTCCAGTATTTGCTAATGAGGGTATAGCTGATATGGAGTCTCGTGGTTATAAAGTAAAACAAATATCAGAGACTTCAGCTACACTATTCCAATCACCATCAACTACGGTTATGTATGAAAGGGTAAAATAATATGAAAACATTTATCGGGATTGTCATAGCTATTATTCTTATAGGTATTGGGTCTCTTATATACTATCATACTGATTTAGTAAGACAAGAGACATCAGACCAAAAGTTTAATGTAGCTGTAGCACAAAATAATACATCTTTACAAGAATATACACCAGCTGTTGGGGATACTAAGTCTATGCTTTATAAGACTAAGTATGCTACATATGGTATTGACAATATGACAGCTCGTGGATATCAATTACTTACAGTATATACTGATGATAGACATTATGAAACCTTTGTTGTATTCAAGAGGGTGAGATAATGAAATTTCAATTAAATCCAGGACAGCAGGCAGTCGTTGACGCTGCTGTCAACTGGTTTAATAATAGCTCTGAATTAGTATTTCAGTATACTGGTGCTGCTGGTACTGGTAAGACTGTTGTACTATTTGAGATTATTAACCGTTTAGGATTATCTATTGATGAGCTATTGCCTATGAGCTTTACTGGTACAGCCGCTATAGTTATGCGTAACCGTGGTTTATTCACAGCCAAGACTATACATGCATCTATATATGAACCTGTAGAGCAAATCCAATATGATGGGTTAGGAAGACCTATTATGGATCCATACTTTAACAAGCCTAAAGTCACAACTAAGTTTGTTAAAAGAGAATTCCTAGAGGGTGTTAAGCTTATCTTAATCGATGAAGCGTCTATGACACCTAAGTCCATGGTTAAAGACATTGAATCTTTCGGTATTAAGATTATAGCCTGTGGTGATTTGAATCAGTTACCTCCTGTAGCTGATGACCCAGGTTATCTAGTAGACGGTAAGGTTCATTTTTTAACAGATATCATGCGTCAAGGAGAGAACTCTGGTATCATCTATCTAGCAGATAGAGCTATCAAAGGTCTTCCTATACATTATGGGACTTATAATAACGCTGTAGTTATCGATGAGGATATGCTTACTGATGATCTACTAGTACAATCTCCTATAATATTGACATGTAAGAATGCTACAAGAGAAACAATCAATAGTTATCTACGTGATTTGCGTGGTGTAAAGTCTAAGTTGCCTATGCATGGTGAACCAGTTATCTGTAGAAAGAATAACTGGAGTATAGAGTGTGATGGTATTAACTTAGTTAATGGACTACGTGGTACAGTAGAGAACTTCCCAGATGTATCTTCTCGTGGTAGTGAGCGTAATATCTTTAAGATAGACTTTAGACAGGGCAGATTACTATTCAGAGATGTCAAGTGTGACTATGATTATTTCAATGCAGACTATGATGATAAGAATAGACTACGTAATAGCCCTTACTCTCCAGGGAATAAGATTGAATTAGCTTATGCTATCACTACACATCTCTCTCAGGGGTCTCAGTATTACTCTGGGATATTCATCGAAGAGTGGTTACGTAAAGACGTAATGCCTAACTTAATCTATACTGGTATAACCAGGTTCTCTGATTATATGATATACGTAAAACGCAAACCTAAGTTCTACTAGAATTATATATTATAGATATGGAAGGAGGCGTATACTATGCCATATAATAATAATATTAAAGGGGTCAGCGACAAGCCGATCCGATCCATGTTCGTTAAAATTGAGGACGAACCAAAAGAGAAAGAGTATATTGATCCACAGGATAGAAAGTATACTCTATTTATTTACTTTATTGAGGGTTATGACCAAGAGAAGACATTTGAGTTCATTACAGGTCAAGATGTAGTACGTGAGTATGTAATTGCAAACGTAGATATCATTGACTTTGAAGAATCTCTTATCTCTAATTGGTCTATTAAACCCGAAGACCCAGTTAATGGGTTTAGATCGTTGAAAGATTTCATCTTATATCTAGAAGACCTAGGTGATGAAGATGGAAACTATATCTACAACGATGGATTTAGATTAGGTGACTACTTGGATAGTCTACATGAGATCCAAAATATGAGTGAGACTGAACGACAAAATTACGAGAATGCAGTTCATCTATCTCAACCAGGCTCTAGACTACTTCAAGCAGTTACGTCTTTGAATGAAGGGGAAGAAATCTAATATGTATAATCCTAATATCGAGGTAGACCCTAAGTATAATATCACTGCTAATAGTGAAGCATACAAGATGGGTCAAGCAAGAGCTGAAGAGCACCTAGCTATATTCAGACAAAACAATCAACCTATAATGGTTCCAAGCTTTACAACTGAACCAACTAGCGAAGCAGAAATCTATTTCCGTAGAGGCTATGAGGATAAGTTTAAAGAAGTTACAGGTCTAACTAATCAAGTATTGACTGGTACTAAACCGTTTGATGCTAGATTGGCTAAAGGTAAAAAGGGTGGTAAGAAGCGTAAGAATTGTATTGATAGAGAGATCAATAACAATAAACAAAACAAAAACTTCTTATTATATTATGGCGATAAAGCCATTAAAGAATACACAAGATTAGCTAAGCAAATAATCAATGACTTTGCTCATGCTAATATTGATTGTAATATGTACGTAGAGGTATTCACAAATGAACGCTTTATAGATTCTTTATTACAGGCTGCTCATTTACAAGCATACCACTACGGTAGAGTCGTACAGTATGCTGAGACATTCAAGCATAAATGTATGGAAACAGGTGAGGAGTTCAATTACTATGATGATGGTTTCTTGAATTACTATAGAGCTTTAGCACGAATTAACCAATTAGCGTATGAAGCATTAGTACCATTCAGAGACTATCTCAAGCAAGGAGTGTTCCAACCGGAAATCTTGAATAGAATGCAAGAGCAAATATATCAAGAACGGTTGGGTCTACATGCAAGAGACCCTTACGAAAAAATGCGAGTTTAATGATAATGATTACACTCTCTCCCATCATTTCTCTAAGAGAATGAAAGAGAGAGTGAATATCAAATCTAAAAAGAAACAGTTATCGTTTCTTAGACGAGCATTTGAAAGAGGTGTTACAGTAGAGGAGACGAAAGGCAATTCTCTACTATATCACCACCTAAAACGGGTTGTTAGGTACAACCCAGGCTGTAAAAGTGCCATCTATAACAGGTATATAATTGTCTCAACTGAGGACAATATGGGCGTAACTGTCTTGATTCTGCCGGATTGGATTCAAGACATTGTCGATCACTTTATAAAGACTCTTAAGAGAAAAGGAGAATATACTAGTTATGGAAAAAACTGCAGTTAAACTAGTACGAGACAAACGAAAAGCTGTCAATAGTAATCATGATACTCCTGTCAGCGGTATGCTTGTCTATGGTGATAATAATCACAAATATAACTTAGGATTCGTTCCAACTATTTGGGACGATAACAATGAGGTGCTTATTGTAGCACATCAAAATTCTGATCCATTGACTGATACTTACCGTGAGCCATTCCAGCTTACAGTAGTACCTTATGAAATGATTCAATATCTTCATATCAATATGGATTTACAAAATGCTCGTGCTCTAATGAAAGAGTTTGGCTTTGAAGAAAAGATTATTAATCTATTCTTAAATGAACAAGCTCCTACAACTGATATGTATGCATTCGGTGCAGTACGTAAAGGTGAGCTCGATGAAATCTACAAACTCAGAGAGGAACAAGAACGCCAGGCAGAAGCTGCTCTTATGCGTTTACGTAATGAACAACGTTCTCGTGGTATCGGTGTTCCTACTTATGATTTGGCTAATAATCCAAAAGACGTTCCAATGGCTGGTCCTCAAACAGCACCTAGTGCTCCAGTAGAGGATACAACTAGTGATAACGTTCCTGTAGTTCAATACAGATTGGATGATCCTCTATATGACCCTACAGCAGTACGTAGTGTAACTAGTGATATTAATGATTCTTATCCATATCCTACACCAAACGTACCTGATTTGACATACTTAGGGGTTCATGCAGATGAAACTAATACTGGTACAATCTTACCTGTAGCACCAGCTCCTACTCCAGCACCTGTTACTCCACCTGTGAGTCCAACACCTGGTCATGGAACTAGTGGTACAGCAACTCCTGTAGCTCCTACACCTACTTCTCCAAGTGGTACAGGTTCTACACCTACACCAGTAACCCCTGGTAGCACTTCTGGTTCTGGTAGTACACCTGTAACACCAACACCTGTTACTCCAGGCGGTACTACTCCTACACCATCTCATGGTAGTGGTAGTGGTACAACTCCTGTAGCTCCTGCTATTGGTACAACAGTTCCTGTTACACCTGGCTCTGGTACAACTAGTCCAGCAACTCCTGTAAGCCCTACTCCAGCGGCTCCTACAACAGGAACTACTACTCCAACACCTGCAGCTCCAGCTCCAAGTGTTCCTGTAACTCCAGCACCTACACCAGTTAATGGTTTAAGTGCTAATGGTGCTATTGACTTATTCTCTAAATTGAATAAGATCATTAGCGATAAATTAGCTGGTCAAACTATTGCATCCAGCGAATTCGATACTATTACCCCTGAATATACAACTACAGCAAGCGATCAAATCTCTAAACATGACTTCAATACGTCATTAGGAGCTTTGAGTACAACTCTTGCTAATATTCATGGTGGTACAGCACCAGCTATTACAGTAGCTGAAGATGCTAACCCAGTTGAATCTACAGTAGTAGATAATTTGATCGCTACAGTTAAAGCGATGGTATTATAAGATACCACTATTGTAAAATAATTTAGATTTGTAAATTTTAAAATCAATGAAACAAATCTATAATTATATACTATATCTGTGTATAGGGAAATTCCCTATACACGGTATGGTACTCATACATTTATTATTCTAACCATTTTGATTATAGGAGGAAACTAATATGTATAATCAAAACCCTAACTATGGCTTTGCCAACCCAACTTTCAACACTGCTCAAGCTCCTGTAGGTAACTATGCACCAATCACACCTACAGACCCAATGACACAGGCTGATCGTGAGTTGTTAAAACCACAACAAAAAGCATCTTTCTCTTTGGAAATTCCACCAGAAAAAGAAGCTTGGGCTAAATGTCCACATAAAGACCATACAGGTTTCTTGACTGTGGCCGACGGTCAAGGTTGGGTACGATGCACACAATGTGGTGAACGTATTCCTACAACACCATACTCTGATGAAGAAGTTCAAAATGCAGTACGCACTATGCGTCACATTTGGCAACAAATCAAATTGTTCAGCATTACATTACCAGCTGAAATCAATACTGAATTCATGATGTCTTTGCCAATCGCTGAAAAATCTTTGGACTTGTATCATTTGGCATTCAAAAACTTCACAGATGTATCTCAATCTGTAATGCGTGCACAAACTGTACAACAACCAACTCAAGCTGTTCGTCCAGATGCTTTCACTAGCTTCGACAATATCTTGAATGGTAATGTACAACCTGCATATGCTAACCCTTGGGGTGCACAAGCTAACCCTAACTTCTACAACATGGCCGCTAATAACGGTGGGTACTTCAATGCACAAACTGTAAATGGTCAAATGCCTGTACAACCAATGCCTCAACAACAATGGCAACAACAAGCACAAGCACCATTCGGGTATAATAAACAACCACCTATGCAAGGTATGCCTAACCAAGGTCAAATGATGGGTGGTCAAGCTTTCAACCCACAAGCTCAAATGCAACAAGTTCCTGTATCCCCAGTACAACAATTGCAAAACCAACAAGCAGTAGCTACAAATGCTAACCCATTTAATGCTAATGCATCTGTTGCAGCAACAGTACCTGGTCCTGCAGTAGCAGCTCCACAAAAAGAAACAATCACTACTGATACAATCAGTCTTGGTTAATTTTAAAATAAAGACAACCCCATAGGAGTATATCTCCTATGGGGCATCTTTTATTTTTATCGAGGTGATCAACTATGGCTAATAATTGTTACCAATGTGTAGCATTCTATTCCCCTGTCAAAGAGGAGATAGAGAAACTTAGAGATGCTTTGATATCTCTATATAATGATAAGAAATACTGGTTACCATATACTCTTAAAGAATTAGGGTTATGGGAAACAGAAGAAGAATATGCTAAACTAGCAGACCATTGTGAAGATGGAACTACATTACGTGGCGAAATGACATGGCCACCTGGTGAGTCAGAAATCTGGTCTGCTACTTTACCTGATGGTACTCTTGTATGGTATTTCCAAACTGAGTACGATTGTAAGTGGACTTATATTACTACAGGATTCAATATGCTAATAGATGCTATTGTTCCTAATAGTAGTATTAAGTTTGTATTCTATGCTGAAGAACCTGGTTGCTGTATTTATGATAGTAATGATAAAGATCATATTATCTTCGATGATACAGTAGCTATAGACTTAAGCTGGTATGTAAAAGGTGAAGAAAAGGATCAATATCATAGTCTATATGACAATATGTTTTACCCTCAAGAGTATAAAGACGTACCTAAATACTTGAATGAAGTCATTAGAGACGAGTTCGATATGAAAGACGTTAAACCATTTGTACCATCCATGTTTTGTGGTCCAAACGAAAGTCTAGAAGATAGCTTTATAAGCTATATTGAGGACGAGCTTGGGGGTACCATTGAGTGGTGTAATATACAACCTTTCAGGTATGTAGACTAATCCAGAAAGCCCCAATATTGGGGCTTTTACAATATGTATTTTTAAATGTAGATCAACAGTTAAGTGAGAGGTGATAAATCAATGGCCAAAATTACTAAAGAAATGCAAGACAATATCGCCAATTATGGTGATGACTTTTTGACTCTTACTCCAACTGAAGGCGTACGACAGAATATTGGTACTTACCTAGGTTATTCTGGTAACCGAGGTTTTATTAATATGATTCGAGAGATCTTCCAGAACTCAGCCGATGAGCTGATGAAGAAAGATTCTCCATGTGATGAGATTTGGGTATACTATGATGAGAGAAATCACGAAGTTACCATACAAGATAACGGTCGTGGTATTCCATTTGATATCATGGTTACTGCATTTACTAGTCAGAATACGTCAACTAACTATGAAAAGAAACCAGGAGCATTCTCTTCTGGTCGTCATGGTTTAGGTTCTAAAGCTACGAGTGCATGTAGTGAACACTTTGTAGTTAAATCTTATCGTCTAGGTAAAGGACAAGAGATGTCTTTATACTTAGGTGACCCTGAAACTGCTAAGGTTAAGTCTATCCCTAATAAGGATAACTACCAAGGTACAATTATTACATTTAACCCTATTCATACTATGCCAACTAAGAAGCAAGGATATCATGGATACCAAGCTGGTAAAGTTATTATGGGTGAAATCACTACAACTTGGAAAGATGTATTAGACTTATTAGAAAGTCTAATACCTTTATTGGATATCGGTGCCAAGGTTAATTTCTATGGTACTGATGCTAATGGTAAACAACACAACGTTCGTATTGTGAATGATAAAGGTATTGCTGGTATCTTAGATACATTAGCACCAAAACCTATGATTGCTCCAATACATATCTCCAAGCTTAAAGAAGATGGACAGATGAAAGCTGATATCTTATTTACTTTCGATAGTAGTAAACCTGATGATATCTTTGCTGGTTATGCAAACTTCTGTCCTACACCTAGCGGAACTCATATTAAGGGTTTCGTTGAGGGGCTTACCAAATTCTTTAGAGATTATATGAATAAATACTTCCTAGGGAAGAATTCAAAACTAAAGATTACAAATGCTGATATTCTCAGTGGACTATGCTGTGTAAACTCTGTATATCACTTATATCCAGAATTTACAGGACAAGCAAAGGAAATCATTTCTAATGAAGACTTAGTTCCTTTTGTTAAAGATATCACGATAGACGGTTTAGACCAATGGGCTAAGACCTCTTCGTCGGATCTACAAAAACTTTGTAAATACTTTAAAGAAGTAGCAGAACTTCGTACGAAAAATGAAGCAGGACGTGTCCGCATTCAAGTTAAGAATGCTTCAGCTATTACTGGTCTTCCAGCTAAGTTTGTAAGACCTAAAAGTAAGAAGCATAACGAACTATTCATCGTGGAAGGTGACTCTGCTGCTGGTAATGCTCGTAATAGACGTGACAATGATTCTCAAGGTATCTTCCCTATTCGTGGTAAAATCATTAGTGCTTTGACCAAGAAAAGAGAAGATGTACTTAAGAATGAAGAAGTTGCAGCTATTATATCTATTATTGGTGCAGGTTATGGTAAAAACTTTGATATCAAGAAATGTAATTGGGAACGTGTAGTAATCTGTACAGATGCTGACCCTGATGGTGCTCATATCCGTACATTGTTATTATCGTTCTTCTTGTTGTACATGGAACCATTAGTATTAGATGGTCGTGTATATGCATCTGTACCACCTTTATATGGTGGACGTATTGATGGTAAGAACTTTAAGTACTTTACTGACCGTACAGAATACAATGCATACTTACAAAAACAATTTTCAAAGAACCATAAAGTAACCTTACCAGGTAAGGTGAACTTTACCAATAATCAATTAATCAAGCTATTGAATTCTACAGAGTTCTATATTGAACGTTTAGAATCTGCAGCGAATTCATTTGCCATCAATCCATATTTATTAGAAGAGATTTTGTTATATGTAGGTAAAGGATTATCATTCAGTCAGTTCAAATCTAAGATTACTAAGAATCATAAGTATTTGGAATGTAAGAATGAAAAAGGTGGCTGGACCATCTCTGGATTATACGAAGATAATAAATATCAGACTATCTTTATCAATGACCGCTTGTTGAGTTTCTTCGATGCGATTCATTATAAACTAGTAACTGATATCATCAATTCTCAACCTAGCCATTATGTGGTAGACGGTGAGACTATGTCCTTATATGGCTTATTGAATAAGTTTAAAGAACTAGCTCCAAAGAATATCACACGATTCAAAGGTCTAGGTGAAATGAATGAAGACCAGCTGTATGATACAGTAATCGGCAAAGACAAAGAAAGGGTTCTCGAACAATACACAGTGGAAGATATCAAGTATGAAATAGCTAAGATTCGTGAAATTGAATCCAATAAGATGGATCTTATCGAAGGCTTAGATATCTCCAATTATATTTTCTAGGAGAGAACTGCCATGATCATATACTATGCAGATACACAAGATGGGCGGTTAGCTGCCCATCTAATACTTCAAAACCCAGAAAAGGTTTTGATAGATGACGAAAAAAGAGAAGATCCTGAATATTGTTTATTGGATGATATTCAGGATGCTAGGGATATCAAGCTTCTGCCGTATACATTTAAACCTAATGCTGCTATACTAGACCGAGTTAATGAAAACGAAGCTGTAGTATGTATTGGTATAGGGTTTAATATAAAGGATGAAGTATCTTTAAAACGGTTTAAAGTACTAGTAGAGAAGTCTAGACGAGTTATTTGGATAGACTATCTCCCTAACGCTAAAAGACTAATGGATAAGTACAAAGAAGATATAGACTTCTACTACTATGAGTATGAGTGCTTATCTAGTATTGTATGGTATATCATTATGGGTAAGAACGAAAGCATTCCACTCATTAATGGTATTAACCAATACATTCATAAACCTATTCCTGATATCAAAGCTATTTATCAGAAGATGTATATAGCTACCTTATTCAGTGATCCTCAAGACGTTGTATGGGATAATCTCATGAACGAAACAGAAGAGGAAGCTGAGTATCGATATAAAACTATTGCATATGCTTATGATTATATGAAACAACGACTACAGATTGATATTGATCGTGGTGTATACTATTCATACATAGGAGATCTTAAAGTAAGATGTATGAGCGTTCAAGATGCTGAATATATTCCATCGGTCTTATATCATAAATCTTTAGTCACAATAAACTGGATATACGATGGTGATAGCTATCTATATAAAGTTTATGCTAATTTTGATGATTTTAATTGTGCGGAATTTGTAGCTAAGTATAACGGTATTGGAACGAAACACTATGGAGTGTTCAGATCGGATGACTTATTGCTATACCCGCATAGATCTCGGAGGAACTGATGGCGAGAAAATTCCACTTAGTGTCCACAGCACCTGAGGGCACATTACTACCAAAACGTTCAACTAAACATTCCGCTGGTTATGACTTCTTCTCTCCTGTAGATGCAGAAATCATGCCAGGTGCAACTCTTAATATCCGTACAGATATTAAAGTTGAAATGAATGAAGATGAAGTGTTATTCATTCTGCCACGTAGTAGTTATGGTTACAAATATCAAATGTCCTTAGTAACGACTGTTTCTGTGATAGATGCCGATTTTTTCAACAATGAATCCAATGAAGGTAATATTGCTATTAAGATTAAGAATAATGGTACAGAGCCTTTATATCTTACAAAAGATGAAGCATTCGCTCAAGGTATCTTTGTTAAGTATTTGACTACAGACGATGATGATGTAACTGAAGTACGTACTGGTGGTATCGGTAGTACTACTAAGAATTAATTGAAAGGTAAAAACAATGAGAAACAATAATAGACCAAACAATCGTAAACCTGCAACACAAAAAGCTAAACTATTCGAAATTACACTTCCTGTGACTTACAGTGGTAAGTTGTCTGATGAAGTAACTGATTGGTTGGTTAATGTATTAGAGTCTGGTGAAATCTTTGATATGGTCGAAGTGAATGTATTCGGTAAACGTAATGTATTCACTCAAAACAAAGAAGCTCTAGGTTCTGTAATCGTTGGTTCTGTTAAAGAATCTGGATTCAAAGATAATATGCTAAGTATTACTATCTTAACTGGTGAACGTAACTATGAAATCATTAAGAATATGAAACAAGTAGATGCTTTCGTATTCGTACGTCCTAATAACAAAGGTAGTTACAAAATCACTAAGATCAATATTAACGAAGTCCAATAAGTCTATATGAAAAAGCCACTATGGTAAATTAAGACCATAGTGGCTTCCTATTCATATCCCAATATGTCAAACTGGGAAACTAAAAATTTACCAAACGAAAAACATACATATAGACTGGAGGGATATACTTGGCACAAGATATTAAAGTAAATACGCTAGATAAATTTAAAGATGATCTGCAGTTATACGCTATCTATATAGCCAAACACAGATCTGTACCTGACTTCCGGGATGGTCTTAAAGATGTACAACGTAAGATTTTATATTCGATGTATGCAGACTTCCCACAAAACTCAAATAGAACTTTTAAATCTGCAGGTGTCGTAGGTGAGGTAATGAAATCATATCATCCTCACGGTGACAGTGCAATTTATCAATCTATTAAACCAATGGTTAACTGGTTCGAATGTAATGTACCATTAATCAGAAAGCAAGGTAACTTTGGTAACTTC